TAGCAGGATTGCCCGTCGTGGGAGGCTTGGTGCTGCTGATGCGGCAGAAGCCGTAGTCCGTAGCGTAATTCTGGCAGTGTCGGCAACTCATAGCGATTCCTCCAGTTGGTTATACTCGTTTCTCAGTCTCTGCCTCCATGCGAGGAAATCCCCCTCATACCGCTCATTGTATTCCGAGATGTCTATCCCCTCGGCTTTCTTGATGATGATATAGTCGGTGTCAGAGAGCTGCTGGCGTATCTCATCCATGCGCTGCCTCTTGATGTCTTCCTCGGTGGGAGTGTATGGCTCTGGTGGTGCCACCTCTGTGTAGCCCCACTCTGTGAGCTGCTGCTTGGTGGGAATGCCAGTGAACACGCTGTTCCCCTCTCTCCTTGTCATTGCGCCGCCTGTGTAGAGGTAGCCTTGGGTGTTGATGTATGTCATATCGAGTCGAATGTTTAAAGTTTAAAATTGAATGTAATATGATTAGATGTCAGGACCTAGAACGCCATTTCGTGTGCCACCATTTGGTATCATAATATTATCTACTTTGTCCCATAAACACACAGAATCAAACCACCTATAAGGCACGCAATCTCGTACAAGTTCTCCACTTTTCCATATTTTAACAGAGTACAGTCTAAGTGTAGAACTTCGAGATGTATTCCAATTATAGTTATTAAAATGATTGTGTAATATACCACAACTGCCAGTATGTTCAAAGCTATCAGTAGAAGGAGATTGAAATAAAAGGTTATCATCTACATATAGCCCTCTTTGTTTTATTTCTGCTTTATGGATAGTATTATAACTTAACGCAGTATTATTCATAGCACTGCTATAGTTAATATCTCTAAGACCTATATTTTTGCCATTAAGTCTTATAGTCAAAGAATAATATGAAGATGCTGGTGAATTATTAGTAGAATTAACAGACCCGAACAGATACGAATCAGCTGCATAAGTATCCAAAGGCATAAACACAACTTCACATTCTATAGTATTATCTGGAACTATTTGAGAATCAAACCACTGATAGCCATTACATTCTATATATTCAACGAAAGATGTTTCTTTATCAAAGTTCCAAGTTGGACCTATAACAAAGGCACTAGAAGTAGGATTCGCATTTTCGAATATTTGTTTACTTACAAGGTCATACATATAACCTATATTATCTTTTGCTATAGGAATCAGGTCTATCACAGGGTTTCCATTCTCATCAGTGAGCCAAAATCTATAAATAGATTGCTCTCCACTGCGATAATCATTATTGCCATAATATACCCAAGCGTTTACAGATTGAACAACATCTGTTGGTAAGGCATACGACATAATATATCTATCGTTTAGGTAAGCATCCATTTTCTCTGTAGCCATATTAGGCTTACATTCCCACTTTGTAATTGCTGCTTTTCCAGGTCTATATGCATTAGTATAAGCAAGTGTTCCGGCAACATCATAATCAAAATTAGCACGAAGTCCATTAGCATCTAGAGAATACCCCATAGAATAAAAAATTCCTGTACGACTGCCATTAAAATTAAACCACCCGCCATCACGGTGTGCTGTAAATATACATCCCATACCCCAATGTTTATGATTTTTTATTCCAGTATCTATTCTAGCATTACCTGCGTTACGAAGATATTGAACCCTAGTATAACCCTTTGGGATAAATGGAGTATCCTTTATAATACTATTCATTACTCTTCTTCTATTTATTGCTATCATGATGTTGTATTGATTTCGGCAGCCATGAGTACCCATGCTGCGCCGTTGAAAAGACAGTTTATCTCGTAGGTCTTGCCTGCGTCGAGGGAGAAGCCCTCTTGATACAGGACAGGGTGAGAGGAGGTGAAGGTGACGGAAGGCGTGGCAGAGGTGGTGAGGTAGAGCACCACGGAGGCGGTGTGCGAGGTGTCGGCGACGGTGGGCAGGGTGACGGCGAGCGTGCCCGCGTCAGATGTAAAGCGGTAGTAAGTACCCACCGCCGCCGCCAGTGATGTAGCCGTGGTAGCCGCAATTCCCATCCTGTCCTCCTTGCCCGAGATGTCCTGATGTGCTGTCAGGTAGCCTGCATCATTCGTAAATGCGCTCACATTCGTAGGCACAGTCGGTATTGCCGGTTTATTCAGAATCACACCCATACCCGTAGTCGCATTCCAGTCGCTTTGCACCTGGGCAGCGGGGATAGTCGGCTTATTCAGCAGGTCATTATAACTACCCGTTTTGCTGACCTTGTGTAGTTTAACAGCTCCACTCAAAGCCTCGGAACTACTTACACTTTGTGCAGTGGAGTTATCAGTGTTTAAAGTGCCAGGAGCAGCAGGTATCACTGTGCTTGCAGGAAGTGCCCCAACCTCTTGTGCTGTGTATGTGGGTTTGCTTGATTGCTTTGCCCAACTCGGCACTGTCGGGTCGGTCTCTGTCGTCAGATACCCTTTATTGTCAATCTCTGTCTTCGTGTAATAGTTAGACGGGTTGAAAATATCAGTGAGCGGTATCTCAATCGGCTCTTTGCCCGAATCGGTGTTAAAAGTGATGATTAGGATATTATTTGTGATAGTGACATCAGACACCATGCCGTCTTTGATGAACGCTGTCGCATCAACCGTAGCCACCACCGTACTCCCGTGTTTGAGCTCGATGTTCTTTGATACGGAGTTATAGTCGGCCGCATCCACATATCCGCTCACGTCTGGTATCTCTGGCTTGTTGATAAGGTCGTTATAGTCGATAACCCCACCTGCGCTGCCATCCTTCGCATAATAACTTACGAGGTCATAGTAAGTCGTCCTTCCGCTTGCGTAGGTCAGCGTGTGTCGCGTCACAACAAACTGACCTTGTTTCAGGTAGGCGCTCGGGAAGGTGTCATACCACACGCCGTAAATCAACGACGGGAAGCGGTCGAGGCTGTCAAGTATGGCCCAACGGTCGCTCGAGCGTATCACGAGGTCAACATCGCCTGTGTCGCCCTTGTCGCCTTTTTCTCCTTTTAGCGCGGCAAGTTGCTCTGGTGTGAAGTCCGAATAAGTGAAGGGATCACCCTTCGGTCCCGTTGCGCCTGTCGCGCCCGTGTCACCCTTCACATAAATGTCGGTCTTCACATACTCAGTGCCGGTCCAATGATACACGTAGTTATCGTCACCAACATAGTCGGGATGATTGGCCATGTCTGCGGCATCCTCTGCCGCCTCGGTTGCCGCCACACACGCCGCCGTGATGCCGTTCAAGTCCAACACCTCGTCGATGTACTCTTGCAGCGTCTTTCCTTCGTTACCTGGCAATTCCTTCCACAATTCGTATGCGTTCTTTCCGAGCGTTTCTGCTATCGGGAGTAACTGAAAGCGCATCTCGATGTCAGCAGAGAGCATCCCCTCTATAATGTCATACGTCACGTCGCTTTCGCCGTTGCTCTCTACGATACGGAACACTGGTAACTCATAACTCCTCCGTTTCGCCGTTCCGTTGTCAGTGGCACCGCCACTTGACTCCTTTTCCATCGTCACCTCCACCGAATAACTTCCGCAAGGAAGTGTCGATGAGATTGACAGGATGATATGCCCGTCAACATCGAGCGCGGCCGTTACGCCATCCTGTTCGTCACGTTTGTATGAAGATACACGCAGCACCCTCACCGCCCATGCGTCATACACCGAGAGGTCTATTGGCTCCTCGGTACCGTCTGTCTTCTTCTGTGTCAGCGTCACGGCCATCAGGACGGAATTGCCGCGCACCCAAGTCAGTCTGTTCATATCGTGTAATGTTTATATTGATTCCCAAAACTTTTTCCACTCATCGGAGTTGTTTTTCTTCGCCGTAGCCTTGCTGTCTGTGTCGTACATCTGTGCGTCGTTCCATCCGATGATGCCGGGGCAGGGCTTACCGCTGATGTCGTAGTGGCGGACGACGTTGGCCTTGGGTATGCCGTACTTACGCATGAGGTAGCGCACGAGGCGCAGGGCGTTGTCTAAAGACTGCTCCGTGAAATACCACCCCGAATGGTTCGGCACGGCAGGTGTGGTGCCTGCTTTGAGGTTGGAGCATATCTCTATTGAGATGGTGTTCCTGTTGGTCGCCTTACCGTAGAGCCTACCGCCACCCGAGTAGGCGTTCTTCCTGTCGCCGACAGCCCAGCAGTAGTAATTCTTGATGTCTGGGTTGATGAGGATGATGTCGGAGTCGTCCACCACGAAGTCGGCGGAGGCGCGACGGTTGAGGAAGACGCTGCGTGTGGCCATGGCGGCACCACGGCGGCTTGTTGTCCCGGCGGTGTAGTGGATGGCGATGTACTCTGGCTTGCGGGCTTGGCAGCGGGTGATGTGGGTGGTGATATGGCCGTCGGTGATGGCAATCTCTTCCCGCATGCCGAGCGCCGCCCACGTCTTCGGTCCGCAGATGCCGTCGGGGGTGAGGCCGTGGGCCGACTGGTATTGCTTGATGGCTGCTTCGGTCTGTGAGCCGAAGATGCCGTCGGGTGTGATGTCGAGGAGCCGCTGGAGGGTCACGACGTCTGAGCCGCGGTCGCGTCTATGCAGGGTCTTCATCTCTCGCCTCCTTCCTCTCGTTGGCTTTCTTCATCAGCTCGGTCACGACCTCGATGGCCTTGTCCTTGCCCACGGCAGAGATGATGGATTGCAGGGCACTGTCTATCCTGTTCCTCGTCTTCTCGTCGGCCTTCTCCCTCACGCTCATGATCTCCACCACGCACAGCACAACAGCCCCGAGTATCGTCACCAGCGGAACCATATACGTGGTGTCGCTGAACTGCCACCATGCGAAGTGCACCAGGGCGTCGATGCCGCAGGTGATAAACAGGATGCCCTCGTACATCAGGAATTTTGTGAAAGATCGCGATATGCCGTAGCTCGTCCTTGCCTCGCCCCTCTGCTTGGCCTTGCGCCACCCGCTGATGAAGTCAACCACCATCGCCACGAGCACCACCAGCATACATATCACGGCTACGCTCGCCATCACGCCTATTCCTTGAAACATATTTGTCATACTTTGAGAGTTTAAAGTGTAAAGTGTAAAGTAAAATGTGGGGGCTATTCTGCCTGGCCCGAGTCTATGCCTTCGGCTTCCGGGTCGGCTTCATAATTCTCTGGATTATCCGTATATATCCTATAGGCAATCGTCGGATATGCTGTAGGAGAGATCCTGCCTGATTCGACGCTATATTCTATAACTAAATATAGTACATGGTCTGTATCATTTAGGAGTTTTATAGGTAAGGAAGTGGGTCCGGTATTGGCTGTTCTTTTATAATAACTACCTATTGTCTGATAGGTTGTATTTACAATATTGTCTGGATAAACAGAAGTTACAGAATGATATGAAATCATACAAGCTCGTAAATTCTGATTAGGAACAGTCAAAACAGCAATAGTATCATTAGGATATAATTTAATAACACTTCCTGATGAGTGAACATATTTGTTATGATACGTACTATCATTAGGACCAAGTTTCCCTTCACTACTGCCAGCCACCATGATAATACCTTGTGATGTACTTACCTCAAAATCAATATGATTCTCTTTAATGCCGTTAGTGCTAAAATTAGCACCAGTAATTATAATTTTCTTTCCCATAATTCTATTTATTTTAATTGTTTATGATTCTATTTAATTCTCATCATCATAAGTCGGCTTAATACCACCAAACTTACTAAAGAAAGCAGCCATCTCATAGGTTGGTGGATAGAGATTATATGTTCTTCCGTTATAATCAAAAGTACCCATGACATTCCAATATGTAGGACCTAAATAATGGTCGCCGTTACTATATAACCTAATATCTCCAAAGCATCCTGCATTTTGAAGTGCTTTAATAAATACACATTGTCTTTTATATCCTACAACACTATCATTTATAGCAATCCATATTTTAATAGGAAACTTACAATTCCTTGTCATTGAGAATTTAGTAAGTTGTGTAGAAAGAGGTAAATCTACATATCTTTCTTGGTCATCAAACATCTCTTCACTATTAATTTTTGCAATATCTTCTTTAGTAGGAACATCATTAGAATATCTACTAAAATGGTCATAACCTCCCCAACGCATAGGTTCATTTGGTATAGCCATGAAATCTTCCAATGGCATTTCATCAAGTGCAGGGTTAATTCCATAATATTGCCTAATCATAAAGTATCTCCATCTTGGATATTCAATCCCACCAGGAGATACAACATAACCACCTATACCGTCAAAGTATGTGGAAAGAGCTGCTACTGGACTTTTCATAACAACACCTAAAAATGGAATACCACTGAGTTCGGCAACATTCATTATCATCCAACCACCTTGCGAGTAGCCGTAGCCAAAGACACCATCTTTAGCAATATTGTAATCTTTGATAACAAGGTCGTATGCTTTCTTTACACTTCTCACAGCAATGTAATTTCCATTAACATAGCCTTCCATAGGATTATCGCCGCTTTTAATAGTAGCAGGATATAACATTTCTTGAATCCAAGTATCAGGACTGCCATCTACAGCAAGTACAGCATAACCAAGTGAAAGCAGATACGGCACTATTCTCAGATAGTTGCCATCTTCCGTGTTGTTGATGTCCTGCCATGCGAAATTATTGGAAGAGGTGAACACACCGCCACCTTGTCTGCCAAATATCACGAGCCTTGTCGGAGTGCCTGTGCTGCTGTAGGTTGTCGGCAAATAGAGGGCGGCCCTGTCGGTATAGAATTTACTCTGTGAGGTGACAACCGACTTATTGGTCATCGTAGTAAACATGTCAGTACCTTCCACATAAGGCTCATAAGGCATTGTACCATCTACAGAATATGTGTATTTAGTTTCTTGCTGGTAGTCCTTATAATTAGTAGCACCAACTGAACTATCAAACTTTTTGGTTATAATATGCCCCCCTCTGAATCTTACTATTTCATTGCCATTCTCATCAGAGATAGTAAAATCGGAAGTCAGACTATCATCAGTTTTGACACTTTTCTCAATATTTTCAGCCGCTTCTTCACTATCAAAATTCTTAGTTTTTATGTGCCCATTTTCAAATCTGACGATTTCATAATCATTGTCATCAGAAAAAGTTAAGTCCGCAGTAACAGATGTATCAGTAGAAGTTCCTATTTGTTCTATTTTTTCTTTATTGTCCTTAATCCTGTCATCAACAGTTAGTACGGTATAAATGGATGAGTTTGATGGATATGAGCTTGTATAATAGTTTGAGCAACATACATGGGTAGCTCCCTCTGGTACTTTTACATACAAATCAAAAGGCTCTGTATCTGTTGCTTTTACACTCTTAGCGATATAAGAACCCTCTATATAGGCATCCCCCACTTCAACATCTTGCAATTCCCCCCCTACAACTTCTTTATGAAAAAAAGCAACTTGATGTGAATGAATACCAGTACCTGTGTATTTATTATTTATTCGGAAAACCAAGGTATCACCCGCTGAAATATTTTCAGGAAGAGCAATAGCGTTCCATTTATAATTAGCAGAACTCATTGACTCCAAAGTACCATTTTGCAATTTTGCACTACTATAAGATGTACTATCAACCAACAATATTCTTGTGTCTTTAACAAGAGTCCTATTATTGATTTCAGTCTCCACCTGTGTAGTCTTTGCTTCCATTTCATCTACCATGCGGGCAGTTGGCACATACAGACTCTTCTGCTCATCGGTCTTACCATCAACATCAGCTGCCGTATTGAAGGTGTTGACTCCGTCGAGCACCACGCCGTCGTTGCCCTTCAGACTCGCGAGCCACTGCTCTTCGGTACCCACATAACCGTGTTCGACCGCTATGCCATACGCGGTCAATGAGCGGAGAAAATCCTCCTCCGTCCCCTCGTGCCCTTGTTGCCTCCACACCTGATAAGCGGAGTACCAGTGCGCTATTGCCTCGGTCACTAACTCAAAATTCGCGTTTATCGCGTCAATAGCCGCGCCAAACGTACCCGTTTTCGGTATTTTGTTCAAATTTCCCATGCGTTTATACTTTATGATGATGTCTTCACTCGTAATGTTCCGTTGTCATTCCACACACCGCCAACGTTCAAGTAAGTGTCGCTGGTTGGCAGGTTTTTCAGTATCACATTGACAGGAGTCTCGCCGTCAACATAGATAGTGCCGTCCCCAAAAATGGCCACAGTCTTCTCTTCACCGATATGCCCGGCATAATTATCCTGTCTCTTGAAAAGAAGGCCATCGTAGGGATCGATACTCACACTGTCGATAAATGTATGGGGCATATCATCGAGGGTCACACGATGACGCCTGTAAAGCACAATATAGGGTGCCACCGGACAGGCGCCGTCGCTGTCCTGCCCCGTCACGAATATGCCGCCGATTCTCAAATACAGCACCTTTTGAGCGTCGGCTGCCGGCGTATAATCGTTTAATCCCGCCACACGGTCCGGACCCCACAAGGTCAATTCTCGCGCGTCAGCGTCAAACTTGATCTCATACATTCCATCCGCCCCGGAGAAATAGCCGCTCGCGGCTCTTACCGTACCCTCAACATCAGCACCTTTGCAGCTCATGTTTCCATTCTCGTCAATCGAAAAGTTGCCGTTTGGCGTACTGATGTTTTTAAACAGACCTCCCAGCGCCTCCACCGTGCCGCGGAACCTGCCGCCGAGTGCGTATATATAGCCGCGTAATATCACGTCGTTCAGAATAGCCCTGCCGCCGTGCGTCACCACGAACTGCGCCATTCCGGCTATCTCTTCGTCGGTAGCCTGATACGAGGGGTCTTCCACGTATTTGTCTATCGTTTCTATGGCTTTTTGCAGGTCGCCGCCGCCCCATAGGAAAGGCGACTTGTCGTCATTGCGCACGCCGCTCATACCGCCCGTTTCCTGTTCCATCGCATACTCGCCCGTCTGATCGTTGCGGCGCCACATGCCCACCTTCATCATCGACGAGAGCACCAGACCGCCCAATATAGAAGTGCTGGCCTCGTTGATGGCTTTGCGAAGGTAGTCATTGGCCATGTCCGTCTTCTTCGACACGGGGGCGTCCAGCGCGCTCCGCTGCCACTCCACGGGCAGTGTGCCCCTTGTCAGGATAATATCTGACAGAATGCAGGTGCCGGCAAACCGCACACCGCCCGCACCCGTTGATCGCAGGGGTATGTCTATTCGTGTGCGCACACCGCTCAACGTCTGCTCATACGTCCGCCCGTCTGCCGTCACCGTCAGATCGCTGCCGTTTGCATACAGTGACAGCATATACCACGCACCCGTCTCCAGCGCCACTTCCTGCGACAGGTAGCCGCCGGTCAGGCTTACACACCGGCCACTTCCGGCGGCGGCATAGTCAGCAGCCGCGGCGTTAGCATGTTCCCAGTGTTTTAACGGCGCACTCCACAGCGGCGTGTCTGCCGTCATCTCCGTATCTGCCGTCGCCGCCTCGCTCTCATAGTCCCCGCAGAAGTCCGTGTTGCGCAGCAGGTTGCCCTCCTCTGTCCCTAAGTCGTTCACGGGTCGGCCGTCGGCAAGTGTCGAGCCGCTCTCTATCGTCACCTGACCACGGAACAGATTGCCGTTGCCGGCTATCACATTCACGCGGTTACTCTGTGCGATGTCGAAGGAGTTGATGCCTTGATACGATGCGAACAGCGGGGCCTTGATGCCTTGCACTTGTCCGAGGTACGGAGCACTGTCAATAAACGGGATATTATAGGCCGATATGATGATAGCGTTCTGGCGGTCAGCGTCCGTCCTGTTGCCCAGCTGTGCTATGTCGTCACCCGCTTGCGGCACACTGCTGCCGGCTTTCTTATCCGACATGTCGAGGTCTATCCAGTGGCACGCCACTCCCTCCACACCGTCGATGGTCATCGCCACAGGCTCACTGCTCGCACCCGCCACGCGAATCCAGTAGTTGCGCGTCTCGCCACTCTCCACGTCAAACTCATAATGCAGAGCCTGGTCATCTTCCGCCCACTGGTTCACCGTCGCCCTTGTGCCGTCGGCAGCCTGAAAGTACACCCGCAGCAGATTATCCTCGCCCGCCACGGGCACCACCTTCTCCGCCGTGCAGTTCGCGTCAGTTATCACCAACTGGCCGCCCACACTCTTCACCTCGTCGATGATAAGGTTGAAGAAGTGCGCCTCCTGCGCCGTCAGCCGCTCAAACAGAGCGTCCCTGCCGTTCACATCGCGCAAGGCGGCGTCGCCGCTGCCGTCTATCCATGTAGCGCCGTTGCCGAAGGCGATGCCCTGGAGAAACGTGATAACGCTTTGCGCGGTGTCAGAAGAGAGTTTTGACAGGAAATAATCGGCACCATACGAGGCCACAAACTCGCGGATCTGCGCTGCCGTGAAACCGCCGCCGCCGTGATTCACAAACGAGGTGAGCGACGAGATTTGATTCTGCATCCGTTGCAGCGTGCCCACCTGCTTGTCATTGCGTAGTGTCACATCGTAGGTCGGTATCATGCCGTTGCCGTATTCTTTGATGCGGAGCGTGTCAATGAACACACTGCCGTTGATACCTAAATCGGTGTCCTCAAACAGCATCACGTCACCCTCTTTCAGTGTCATGTAGAGCGAACGGTTGTTTGTCGCTACGGCGGTGTCATGTTGGCGTGCCATGAATATCTCATCCACCCTCGGCATGTAGGTGTAACGGGTGTAACAGTTGGCCAACAGCCATGCGATACTGCCACGCAACAGCCGCACTGATGCTGCCCATATATAGCTGGTGTCGGTCATACAGATACCCGTCAGCACGAAGTGGTCACCCGTGCGTATCTGGTAAGGCTCGTCGGCGGTCGGTGTGCCGCCCGTCGATGCACTGTAAGAGTAGGGGAAATACAGGTCGAGCAAATCGTCGCGTTCGCGTTCGCATGTGCAAGCCCATGTGTCGTTGTTGTTCTGATGAACGGCTGTCACATGAAACTCTCTGCCACCGCAGTAACCGTCTTTCATGGCGATGACCATCTGACTGCCGCCCTGCTCAAAGGCTTCCCGTAGGTCGAAACCGAGGTCTTTCAGTGTAATGGTGAAGTTACCAGGTTCGGTGTCACCCTCTCCAAACACGCCGCTGTCGGTGATGATGTCACACGACAATATCTCGTCCAAGCGTTCGGGGTCTGACGTCCCTTCCACGTCACCTACGGTCATGCCCTCTATGCTCGGGTATATCTTTTTCAGACCGTTGTCGTCGGTGTCCTCTACAAACGATATGCTCCCGTCTTTGATACCTACGGACGTATGGTTTTCCGAAAGCAGATACGGGTCTTCTCTGTCGTCTGAGAAATCAACAAGATGTCGCCCGTCAACGGTCATGAAAGTCTTGTATTCGTCTTGCGGCGTCTTGCGCAATTCAAACACAGTCTTGTCTGATAATGCGTCATACAGACTCCTGCACAATGAGCTTAACGCGTATTTCGGGAAACCGGGAAGCATCAGACAGTTCACGGCCATGTTGTTCGGCATCAGACCGTCTTCAATGGTGGCGTAATAACGCAAAGGCATGTTCTCGCTGCTCCCGTAAGCGGTCAGCCGCGTCACCACCGATTGCTCGCTGTCTGCCGTGCGCTCTATCTCATACAGGCCGTTGTCTTTGCCGTACTTGAACAGGTGATTGGTGGGCACTCCTGCGGGACCTACGATGCAATGACGACTGCGGATGATGAAATTTAATCCGAATTTGTCTTTGATGTTAGCAAGGCTGTCCCACACGCTCGCGTTCGACACATCTACGTTCACGTTAAATTTCTCGCCTTCGGTGTAATAGGTGGCGTCAGCACCGTATGCGTCGGTGTATTCTGCCGCCGTGACACCACGGGCGAATGAGCGCGAGCGGCTCGGGGTGATGAATTTCCACCGCCATGCAGATGCAATGCCGTTCTCTGCGCACCACTTGTCGGTGTTGGCTTGCAGGCGGTCGGCCATGTCGTCGATGTCATCGGCATAGAAACTAAACTCTGGCAATGAGGTGTAGTGCACGTGGTTGTCGTTGAGCACGATGTCCCTGAAACGTATCTGTGTCAGCTCATTGCCCAACGAATAGAAACGGATATTGTCATACACAAAACCGTCACCCGTCGTGTTCCTGCGGGCTTTCTTCAACACCGTGGGCTGATAGTCAAGCACAAACTTCTCACCGCGATACAGGATATAGTCACCGAAAGCAAAGTCAACGGGAATGGCCGACTTGATGTCGGTCGTCAGGTAGCATGCGCCCATCCACGCGCCGTTATATTCCAGCGACGTAAGGCCGTTGGCAAGGCGTATGCCGCCGTTCTTGTTGTATATATTCCTGTCTGTCATTGTCTGTTATCCTGTTCTTCCCGTGCAAATATAACGAATTATCTCCGTATTCAAAACAAAATCAACGAAAATTTAATCATTTTCTTGAGTTTTATCGCACATTCACATATTCGCCCGTAGGAGCAACCCTGTGGAGCACGTCATAGATGCGCTCTGCGGCCTCGGCATTGCGCAGGGTGTTCGATGCGATCTGCTCTTGCAGTTGCACTTGTGCCGCACCCGTCGCGCTTACTCCCGACATCGCCTCGGCGATACCAGGCAACAGCGCGACCACCATGCCGCTCTGCAACGACAGGTCGGCACGGATTGCGTTCACGTAACTCAGCAACAGTCCCGTTTCCTGCTCGGTGAAGTCGCCGTGTATCACGTTCTTGCCCGACGATGACGAGCCTTCGCTGCTGAGGGCGTCTTTCAGGTTGGTACCGAACAGTCTTTCAAAAGCGGGGTTGAGCACATCGAGCAGTCCTATCGTGGTGTTCACGGCCTCGTCGGTGGCGTCAAGCAATGCCTTGCCGAATGTCAGCACACTGCCTTCATCCAACTTGCCTTTCTTGGCGTTCATCTCTGCCACTACACTGTCTAAAACGGGGTTGAGCGCACCCTCTATCACCTTCTGTACGATGATGTTCTTCGTCAGGTCGGCCATCAGGCTCGCGGCTTTGTCCTTCCATGCCTGCACGGCGTCCTCGCCCTTCGCCCATGCCGACACCAATGCGTCGCCCAACTCTTCTGCCCAGCCTTTCACGTCGATGTCGTAGAGCGTCTTGGCCATATCCACGGCGAAGTTCTTGATTTGGTCGCCAATCTCCTTCAACTGCTGCTCGTAGTCTAACAAACGGTCGGCGTCGCTGTCTTTCTTGTCGCGCTCTGCATCCATCTGGTGCGCTATCTCATCACGCTGCGCCAACATCGATGCGTAGGCGGCGTCATAGTACGTCTTCGTGCGCTCGGCTTCTTCCACGGCCGATACGGTCTCTTCTTTCAAGTACGGGCGCATCCTGCCTTGACCTATCATCTCTAACAGCATGCCAAAGAACGAATCGTCTTTCAGCTCTTTTTTCAGCGATTCTATCATGCCGCTGGTGGCCATCGTGTTATACACGCCGCCCAATGTCCTGTTCAGTGCCGTTTCAAGGTTCTTCGTCAGGTTCTCCATCTCTTTCTGACGCTGTTGGCTCGCTTCTATCTCTTTTTGCAGGGCTTTGTCGTGCATGGCGAAGATAGAGGTGGCTACGCTCAACGCTGCCCCTGCGGCGGCACCCCACGGACCGGCTGCACCCAACGCCTTGCCGATGCCGCTTTTCTCATCAAACAGGCCGCCCAACTGTTGCAGACCGCCGCCAACGCTTAGTGCTGTTCCAAACGCGTCGCTGCCCATCTTGAAGAAGTCGGAGATGTCATGATCGCCGAGCGCTTCAAACAGGCTTATCACGGGCTGAAGCACGTCTTGCAGCGCACCAAACTTGTCCTGAATGGCTTTCAGACGTTTGGTGAAATCGCTCTGACCTTCACGGCGTTCTTTCGCGTCACTGCTGTTCGTGATTTTCTTCACGGTCGTCCACAACCCCATAAACGGGTTGCGCTGTATCTGTTCGTTGCGGAGTTTATCCAGAGCCTCATACAGCGATTTGGTCACCTCCTCGTTCGCCTGTATCGTCGGGAGCAATGACTCCAACTTCGTTATCATGTCCGATATGGTCTGGTCGGTCACGCGGTCAAGGTCGCTGAATATCTCACCCCAACCTTCCGTAGTCTTCTTAAACCACTCCCAGCGGGCTTTGGCTTTCTCTATATCCTCATTCTTGTTGGCATTGCCCGTAAGCGTGTCTTTCTTTTCTTGCGACAGATTCTCGTTGCTGAGTATGGCTGCACGCGTCTTGTCGTATTTCAGCGTGATTTTATCCAATTCCGTGTCGAGGCTCTTCGCATTCTTCAACGCTTCTATCAGAAGGTCGGCGTTTGCCGATTGCAGCTTTAACGCCTCCTCACGCAGCATTTCTAACTTCTTGTAGATACCGTCGGCACCCTTCTCTAAGATACCCACATCGGCCAACTGTTTGTCGTCCCAACCTAATAGCTCTGTCACGCTCAATGAACTGCCGCCGGGAATGGTTTTCAGTGCTTCTTCCAACTCTGCACGCAACTGCTCGGCGTAGTTGTCAAACGAGATGATTTCGCCAAACGCTATCTGTCCCGACAGGTCGCGACTGCCCGTGGCATCAAGCAGTTTCTTATATAGGTCCCAACGCTTGCCCTGCGCTTTCAGCGCCTCATCCATCTGTTTCAGCACTGCGTCGGCGGCGTCTTGCAGGTCTTTGTTATCCACGTCAAAAATCAGTTTCTTGACATCTACCACAAACGACTTGCGGTCAGCGGTGTTGGCGTTCACCCGTGCCAACAGACGGTTCAGTGCGTCCTCAAGGCTCTTGCCCGCATCCTCCGACAGCACATCACCGTTAAACAGCCGTGGGAACACGCCGCTCTCACGGATGCGCTTCACAGCCTCGCTGTCGGTCATGTATTTGGCCAACTTCTCGTATTCGCGCCAGAACTCCTGTATTTCTTTCAGTTGTTCACGCCACTCTTTCAGCTGCTTGTCGGCCTCACTCTTGTGCTCCTTCGCTTTCTTGTCACGGAACACCTTGCCGCCCTGTGTCGGGTCGGTCAGTGAGAAGTTATACTTTTGGCTTGCGGCCATCGCATCGCTGATTTTCTTCTGCGCTTCGCGGACACCCATCAGTATCGACTTCACCATCTCGTCGCCCTGCGCGAACTGCTCTATCATTTCTTCGTTCATCACAGTGCCAACATAATTGGCGTCCAACCCCATCTTCATTAAGATAGGCTTGGCGTTCTCTATCGTGTCCTTTGCGCTCTTGTAACCCTCGCGTATGGCCTGTATCACATCAAAGGCGTTTGTCGATGTCTTAATGTCAATAGTAAAGTCACCTTCGACTAACTTGTCAAGTTGTTCCTTGATAAGGTTTGTCTGCATCTTCACCTTCACCTCGTCAATGTCGAGCTTAATGGGGAACTTCGTTGACGCAAGCTCCATGAATATCTGTTTCACTTCCTCTGACGACACACCCGCTTTCGTTATCATGTCGGCAAACACCTTCGAGAAGGCCTCCTCGTACTGTTCGCGTACATGCGCTGGCATGTTCTGCGGATCGTAACCCTGCGATTCAAGCCTTGAGGCGGCATCCCGCGCAAATTGCTCAAACTCGTTCTTCATCTCCTCCAACGACTTCCGATAATCGTAGGTGCCAAGCGAGTTAATGCTGACGTTTGTCATTCTTGAATATTCGGCCTTGTAGCGTCTTACGGCTTCGGTGTAGTTGTCCTGCTGTACGGTCAGCAACATCAACTGCTCGGTGTAGTTATCCACACCGATACCTGCTTTTTCCAATGCTTCGGCAAACTTCTCGTCTGTCCGTGCTGCTTCAAGTGTCTGCACAACCAACCGTTTGTTGCTCTTGTATTGATTCTCAACACTTCTGCGGAGGCTCTTGTATTCGTCCTCAAAGTCTTTCAAGTCTGACAGTAGGTCGTCATCAAATACGCCGCTGTCAGCAATGTCGATTGACGCTGTGAAGATGTCGCCTATCTTGGCGTATAACTCTAACGACGGGACAAGCACATTCAGTACCTTGTCGCGCAGGTAGTCATAACGCTCCGCAAGTGTCATCACCGATTTGCCGTTCTCATCAGTGGCGTAGGCTGCTTCTAACATCAGGTTGGGGGTGGCAGAATATTCCTTGATAAACTCCGTCCACAATTCGATGTTCTTCTGCATCGTCACACCGTCAACCTCGGAGGCCATCGGGGCTTTTATCTCGCTGTTCTCAACCGTCATCTTCGTCTTTTCCATCATTTCGTGCGACTTCTTAATGGCCTCCTCCTGACGGTTGAAAATATCATCTTGCAATTCTTTCAGACGGTCGCTCTCTTCCTTCTGCTTAAACCACAGCTGTGTGCCGACCATGATAAGGGCGAATATCGCGTTCTGCCAACTGAACACGCTACGGAGAAGGCTTGCGCCGACGCTCTGTATGCTTGCGCTCAACTGCGCCATATAAACATTAAAGCGTTTGGCGGCTAATGCTCCGCTGATTTCGGCTTGTGTGATGCCGTTGATGCCTACCAATGCCTGCGCCTCGGCCACGGCAAGTTTCTTCATCGCCACGATACGGAGTGTCTGCTCTTTGGTCAGTGCGCCAGACATCATCGCCTGTTCTAAATCGGAGGCGGTCAGACGTTTTCCACTCAACACTTTCTGCATCTCGGCGGCGGTCAACTGCCTGTATGTCTGTGCCACACGGAGATTGGCTATCTCTTTCTGCTTCATAGCCATCACGTTCTTCAATGTGGCGGCGGTATTCTGCCCGATAGCGGCATTGGAGGCAAGCGTAAACACTTTCATCACACCGAACGTGGCTACGGCTGTGGCTATGGCAACGCCAACCTGCTTCCAACGTTTGGTCAGTTCCATCAAGGTCTCAGCGGTGCCTTTCAGCATGTCACCGACAGCCGACTCGGCCAAATCACCGTACATAATATCCATCGAGTCACGGAGGTTTTTCCACTTCGCGGCGACCGAATCACTGATTTTGGCCTGCATGTCATAGAACATGCCGCCTGCGTCGGTCATACGCTTAATCTGCTCTACCACATCATCGTAACTCACCTGACGCTTGGATATACGTTTCTGCACTTCTGCGGTGGTCACTGCACGTTTCTCAACCTCGGTATAGTAGTCGGCAAGCATCTTCAACATCGGGATATTGTTCATCGAGAACTGACGGAGCGTGATACCTGTCAGGTAGGTCGCACTCTTCACGTGACCTAACGCCAACGCCAAACGGCCGATGTCCTGACCAGCACCAGCGGAAATATCCGCAAGGCGTTTAGTCATATCGAACAACTCACTCTGCTCAATACCGAAAGCAGCCAGTTGTTTTGAGTATTGGTCAAGTTCAACGACACCAAAAGGCGACTGAACGGCAAGACCTTTGATTTGGTCAAACAGCTCATTGGCGCGGGCGGTGTCGCCCAAGATAGCACCCATCGAAATACGCTGTTTCTCTAACTGACCGCCTATCTCGATGATGTTGCCCAAGAACTGTTGAAGGGCATGCACGCTGTACATGCCGGCCATCATGCTCGACAGCTGACCGCTGACCCTGATGCCGTCACCAAAACGAGCGTTCAAACTCATCACGCTATCAGCATGACGCTGAGCAGCGGCTGCGGCTGATTGCTGCGTGCGTGCTAAGCGTGCCATGCTCTCTGCATGGCGGTCGGCCATGCGTTGTTGTATCTCGGCGGCTTTCTGCGCTCGGAGCATACCTGCGGTCATGTTATTCTGTAAGCCTGCCTTCGCAAGTGCATCCTGAACAATCTTCGTGGCAGACGCCTGGTCAACAATGATGTCAACATGTATCTTCGGCTTGAAACCAGCCAACTGCGTCTGCAAGTCTTTCTTTAAGTCCTGTTTGTCAAACGTCAGTTTTAACTTCACGGGGATGCTCGAGCCTAACTTCTGCAATATCTGACGCTTGATGTTTGCCGCATCGGTCACTGCCGTGCTCTTCAACTTGGTGTCAAACCATAAGGTGCCTAATGTTGCCATGTCTGTCTGTGTTTAGTGTATGGGGGGGGTGAAATAAAATGGGGTGGGGTGGAGGTCACGGGATGCGCTTCCAACTCGACGCTATCTTCTGAGCGGCCACCTGATAGGTATGGGTCAACACGTCTAAATGACGAACGCTTTCCAACAGTTCGGAGTATTCCGTTCCGGTGGTCATCACAAGGGCAAGTCCTTTGGGGGGTGCCTGGTAGGAGCGGAGAAAAGCCTCAGAGGTGTCGCTGCCGTAATTCTCGGTTGCGTTGACGGCTCCTGTCACACGGCGGCTGCGACCTTCATACGGATATTGCAGGTAGGCTGTCTTGCCCTTTGCTATCTTCGGACGGACGGGAGGCCGCGTCCATGTCGTTTCCTTCACGATGTCAACAAGCGCACCGTCCATGTAGATGCCGCACATATACGAGGTCTGCGTGTTACCCGTGAAACCCTGAAACTCACGGCCGATAGGGACGTAATACAACAGCTTGCGGGCGGCTTCGCGCAAACTCTGGAGCAGGGCATAGTCGATAAGTTTCAGACCTGCCGCAAACCCTTTGTTTAATACCTGTTCGTTACTGCTCATGCCACCGTGATTCCTGTTTGTGCGTTAAACGTCATTTCGGTCATGGGGTCGGTCACACGGAAGGTGACCTTAAAGGTCACCACGTTCTCGTTCCATGTGTTACCCGACACGCCTTTCAACTGTACAAGCGGTGCTTTGTCACTGAATTTCTTCAAGTAACAGCCGCGGCGGCCTGTACGGGTGTAGGGGGAGTAGATGCTCAACGAGGTGCCGGCACCGTCATTGTTATTGCCGGCAAGCCAGCGCTTGAAGGCTTCCACACGGCTCATGCACAGGTGTACGTCAAAAGGGTTCGACGCCAATTCCTCGCCTTTGTAGGCAAACTCAAAGTCGGCGTCGAAGGCTTCAAACCTCAACTGTTGGGGCATGTAGGTGTCGTCACCGTGCTCATCGGGCCAACTGCGCGAGGGCAGGTCTTTCACACTGTCACCCGTCACGAAACTGGGTGCCGTGCAGACGATGCCCCACTCGGCAAACGTGCTCTTCAACACGCTGCCACGTTGTATGTATAGTGTGTGTATCTCTTCCATGTGTCGTTTAGTCTTCTAATTTTACGCCTACATCGGCTTTCATGCCGCCTTTCAAGATGTCGCCTATCGACAGACCTTTACCCGCTGTCTTGTCGCTGCCGTAACGCTCAAGCCATTCCTCGCCCGCCTTGCGCACCGACGCTGCATCGGCGGGGGAATCGTCAAACTCGGCGCGGCTGCGTTTCTTCTTCGGCTCTTTCTTCTTGTCCGCATGACCGTAGTCAACAACGCTCACATCGGCGGCTATCAGGTCTATCTGGGCGTTCGTCAGCATGCAGTTCATGTAGTAACCAGGCCGCGTGACGGGGATGCCGCAGATACGCAACGGCTCCATCAGCCACGGGTGCTTCTGTGCTATTTCCCAGCGTTGCCCCCACGTAGTTCTTGAAGGGTACGCGCGGCTTCCGCTTTCGTCCTCTGCTTCATCGTGTCCTTCAACGCGGTTAGAAATATCATAGCGTTCAAGTAGGCCGCCGTCTCCTCCTGCACCGTTTTTTTTTGAGCCATTTCAAACAAAGGGGCCAACTCGGCGGCAGTGTACTGCTTCACGTAATAAAACCAACGCCAAAGTAGCCAGTACCAAAACTTCGTGCGCCAAAAACTGCCGAGCACGATCAGGGCGGCACACTGCGACAGCACTTTGTTGTCGTTGCCGTCTTTCTGCATCAACAGCGTCACACGCTCATTGGTGAACGGATGCAACCAACGTATGTTGTAGGTCTTATTGCGTACTTTCACGGGGTCACCCATGTTCATGCGGACGGACATCTGCAATTTCTCGTCCTCCGCAGTGGCTTCTTTTATGGTCTTCTCTTTCTTTGCCATGTGTCTTTGATTGTAAACGGGCGGCGGCGCAATGTCATGCCTCCGCCGCCCGTCGCTGATGCTTGTCTAAAGGGGTCTATTCGTTGTGATGTTCTTTAAGAATGAACAGTGCCCGACAGCGGGTAGAACGCTGCGCCGTTCGAGTCGGTCAGCGGGGTCACAACTACATTGTAGTAACCTGTGCTGTCATCACCACCCTCACCGTTAAACGATGCGTACATCTCAACATTGGGCAGATAGATGGCGGTACCTTTGTCCTCACTGGTCAGGAGCAATGCGCCGACCACTTTCTTCGGAGCAAGAGAGAAACCGTGTCCGGTGTAGTCGTAGCCGTCGAACTCTGCCGTGATGGCGGTCGTGGTCTTCTTTTCCATGAGCAGCTCGTTGATGGTGTCATGAACACTCGACACTTGGAAAGCGATGTCACTGTCACCCTGTGTGCTCTTACTAACCCAGGTCGTTCCGTCGGTCAACTTCACGTCGTTCACTTCGGCCTCGCCGGTGTCGAACGTCACGCCGCTCTCAAGAACAGGGAACTCAATGCCGCCAGTCTGTGCGCTGAGGGCTTTGGTCGGATCGGGGAAATAATATACCCGATGCACCTTGTCAAATATCTTGCGCAAGGTCTCTTTGTTGGTTGAAACTGTTACAGCCATAGTCTTTGTCTGTTTTTGCGTTATAACTTAATGATAATTCTAAATTGAATGACAGATGCGTGAAACCCCATGCCGTCTGACTTGCTGTCAAGAAGAAGGGCTTTTTCATTGCAGCTCATCAACGCGTCGTTGAAGGGGAGCAAAGCAAGCAGACCGCTTGTCAGGGTCTCCATTTTGTCAACACTCTCTAAACCGCCTGCGCGGTCACGCACATGACAGATAAACTGCACGGTGGCGATGTGGTGGGTGCCGGCGTAGGGAGAGATGCCTTGCGACAGGCGCACCACAACGAACGCATTCATACGCTCTGTGGCTGACGGGCGGCTCGATGTATATACATGACTGCATACGGTGCCGACCTTATCGCATAACTCGCGCAAAACTTCTTCTCTCTTGTAGCCCATTCCTTTTTAGTTTTTGTGGTCGTCGCAATACACCGTGGTGCCCAACTGTCCTGCATAACAGTCGCTGATGGGCAGACCGATGTAGGTGCCTGTCAAATCTACAACGTCAATAAGCATGCCGGCGACAATACCGCTGACCACGGCACCGCATTCCTTGCCTTCTTTACCGTCGGGGGCGGCGTTGACGTCACCAGGGAGGTCGCCTCCAACCAACGCGCCTAACTGCACGCGGTTGTCGCTCTTCAACACAAAGTCCTGACCTTTGAAGGTGCGGATGCTGGTGTTGCTCTCCTTACGGCAGCGTCCCTCCCATACGACGGTTCTTTCTCCGTCGGAGAAATTGTCGGCGTCGGTCATCTGGTAGATGACGCAACGGTGAGGGAAACGGATGAAGGTGTCGCCTAACTTGCTCATAGTGTCACAGATTAACAAGACGGATGCCGACATTGCCGCCGATAGGGTCTTCATTCCACTTATCGAACAGCGAACGGTACTTGCGGTTCCACTCGTCTATATTGGCTTTCGATACCGTCCAGCCACCCTCGGAGTGCGACCAACCACCGTCTGCCACCTTCTCTGTGGCACCACCGACAGGCAGGTTGGATAACCAGTAGTACATGGTACCTTCGGCAAGGTCGGCGTCGCGCTCTTCCATTGTGTAATAGTAAGTGTCGGGCGACAGGCGGCGTTTGGCGCACACATACTGGAGGGCTTCCTCCGTCACAAGAGGAGAAATGCCCTTCAGAAATGCGCTGATAGTGAACGATTCGGTCATGAGGATTTCACGTTAGAGGGTTTACACAGTGACGGTGCTGATGAACATCTGACGTACCACGCTGGGAACGCACAGCTGTGCCATTTCGCCGTTCACATTCATGCTGTGAGTGCGGGGGATGCCCTCACGCTCAATCAACAGGCGGTTGCCCATGAAGTAGGCCACATCTTCGCTGTCATAACCCATAGAGAGGGGCTGAACGCCCTGAATGCCACCGAGCTTGCCTGTCGGGATGAAGGCGATGTTCTCTTTCTTGAAGTTCTCAATCTGAGTGACAACAAGGTCGGGAGCGTTGGTGGTGGTGGTGTCGGGAGCGGAAACGTAGGCGTAGGTGTCGCGGGTCACAATCTCGTCCACCTTGATGAGCTTGCGGATAATCTCTTTCTTCTGCTCGTCGGGGGTGTTCTCGCCGACGGACTGGGCGGCGGCTGCGCTTGCGGCGGTCGGAACAATGTTGTAGCCAATCTTTTGCAGCACGGCGCTGTGGGTCAGAAGGTCGTCCCAAAGGTCGATGCTCAACTCCAAACGGAGAGGACCATAATAGTGGCCGGTGCGACGGATGTACTTCACGCGGTCTTGCATGTACTTGATGGGGTCGGAAGCGGAGCCCTGGTTGCTTGTGGTGTGCGAGACGTTCGTCCACCAGCGGGCGGTGCTTGTCAAAGTGTCGGTGTTGGCCGAGGGGATGCCGAAACCAATGGTCACACCCTTAATGCCACGGGGGTTGTTGGTGGCCGTGATGGCAAACTGACCCGTTGACACAATCTGATGGCGTTGGTGGTTCAGGGCGTTCCAAAACGATTGGATGAGGCCGTCGGTGCCCTCGTCGAGCAACTTGAACATCACCTCACGCATATCATCGTTCAAGGCGGCTTGTCCGAAACGCTGTGCAAGCTGCATCTGCTCACGGACAATAACACGGTTCACACTATAGAAGAGCTTCTGGGTGGGGATATTACCCGTCACACCCTCTGCGCTTGCGAGAGGCATCTCAAAGCCTTCGCTCTCAGGGTCAACGTAGGTGGGGAGCACCGTAGCGGCGGTCTTGCTCACAAGCTGGGCAAACGTATAACCGACGGTAATGGGATCGAAGTCAAAGCCGTCAACATTGATGGCGTTGTACTTCTCCTCATACTTGTCAACGAACTGCTGCCAAGTAGCACCACCAAGACCGAGCGACATCATGTCGCGTAATGTTACAGGATTTGTTTTCATCTTTCTGAATCTTTTAATGGTTGGTTACATGGCTTAGTCAATCACACGGATGGAGAGGCCGTTCTTTTGCGTCATGCCTTTCACGGCGGCGGAGATGGTGGCGGCGTCTGCTACGGTGGCACCGAGCATATAACCGTAAATCTCACCCTTCACCACGATGTTGCAAGTGCCATAGTTGTAGGTGGCACTGCCGCCTGTGCCTGTCTGATACACGGGCACGTCTTCCTGAGTGAAACCGATAATGTTGAGGGAGTCGATGCCGGCGGGACTTTGACCCGTAACGGCTGTCTTGATCTGTGCCCATGTCAGAATCTTTACGTCTCTGGCATCTGCACCACTCGCAGTGTCTTTCACAACGGCCATTCCTGCCTGCGCAAGACCGGCGGATGCGAAATCGCTCATGTTGGTGACGTGATAGCCACCGGGCAGCTGCTCGTCAATTCTGCGCCACACTTTCTTGGCATGGCCGAAATTCACGACCTTAGAATCGAAGCTGTTGCCGATTTGAAAATCTTGTAGTGCCATTTCTGTTTTTGTGTTGGTGAAACAATCTTTTTACGTACACTGGCCGCGTTACGCTTTATCTGCCCAACCCTCACGGGCGGCTTTCTGCTTGAAACGCCTGTCGAGCCATGTCTCTGTCTTACCGCCGTTGCCGTTGCCGACACGCGGAGGGGCATCGTGCCCGCGGCATTTCAAATACTCTGCGTCATACTTGGCCAAAAAGTCTTTGGCGAGGTCATCGACCGTTTTCTCCGTGTCGATGTCGGCACCCCGCAGGGTCTGTTCAAGAACATAATCGTCGGTGGCGTTCTGAGCACGCATCGCAATGCGGATCTGCTCTAAAACCTCGGCTTTCACACGACGGGTGTCATTGTCGTCAAGACGTTTCTTCAAGTCCTCGTACTGCTGTTTCAACAGCGCGTAGTCGTCACTCTCTGTGGTCTCTGATGTCTGACGGATGCCGCCTATCAGCGTCTTCAACTGTGTCAGCTGCTCCTCCGACATGTCCTTGAAGGTGTCCTCAGTCAGCAAGTTTTTCTTTGCCTCCTTGAACTTGACCGAGAAATCGTGATTGTACTGTCCTTGCATGCCAGTGATGAAACCTGCCACTTTCGCAAAATAGGCATCGTCAGGCTCTTGACCTTCGGCTACCGGGAACAACTCACACGCTTTTCGGATGGTTTGTACTGAAAAATCGGTGTTTCCGACCTTTTCCTGTACCGTAGAAACGATTTTTTCGATTTCCATAATGATATATTTGAAGTCTTTGTGTTAGTCCTATAGGGTGATGTCTTCGCGACACCGAAAAATGATTAAAAACAATCTTTTTACCTAAATTTGGCGTTTCTTAAAAGCCTCTTTATTTCTTATGTCTGCAAAAATAACAAATAAAATCAATAAACCAAAAAAAATGATTAAAAATTTAGTATTTTTTGATTAAATTTTCTATCTTTGCAACAAATTCAACGGGAGCAGCGCGAAAAAATTATCGAGATGGAAAGAAAAGTGGCTAATTCGGACGTAATTACACTGACCGAGAAACAACGCGAAAAACTCGCACCTCTGTACAAAGAACTTGCCAAAGAACTGAAAATCATCGACGAGGAGGAGGTGCAGAAAATCAGGGACCTGTGGCGGCAGAAGAAAATCAGCCGCCAGAGCGTTTGTTTCGCGCAGAAAGGCGGTCAGACGGATATGCTCGCCACGCCGGCAGATATTGCCATCGTAGGAGGCTCGAGGGGTGGCGGTAAGTCTTATATCTTGCTCATGAATGCTTTATACGACATAACAAACCCGAACTTTCGCGCTATCATCTTCCGAAAAGACCTTGACGACCTGTCAGACATTATCGACACATCGCAGGAGCTTTACTCTGATTTCGGAGTTTACAATCGCGCCAAGAATGATATGACCTGGAACTTCAAACAAGGCGGCTGGCTCACGTTCTCGTATCACGCAATGGATTACGGCGCGTTCCATGATAGATACCAAGGCAAGCAATACCCATACATCGGTATCGACGAGGTAACGCAAATGTCGTACAAGAAATTCAAGATTCTCACCATGTCAAACCGTAATGCGTATAACATTCGCTCACGGATAGTTGGGTCTTGCAACCCCGACCCGGATTCTTGGGTGGCACAGTTTATATCATGGTGGATAGACCAGGAGAGCGGCCTGCCGATACAAGAGCGGGCTGGCAAGGTGAGATACTGCACAATGCCGGGCGAAGACGTGACTGAGATTATCTGGGGCGACACGCGCGAGGAGTGCTTCGAGAAGTGCAAAGACCAAATCATGGAATATTGGACGGACGACATGGCGGAGTTCGGCACGCCCGAAGAGCTGTTCATCAAGTCTGTTGCTTTCATTCCCGCCAAGCTCACAGACAATAAGGCTCTGATGACCTCCGACCCGGCATACCTCGCCAACCTGTACAATCAGGATGAAGAGACGAAGGCGCGATTCCTCGAAGGCAACTGGAAATTCAAGGCCGCCGGCACAGACCTTGTGAAGATGCAGCACATGGAGAAGTTCTATGACAATGCGAGACAGGTCGGCGACGGTGTGCGTCGTGTCAGTTGCGATGCGGCCTTTGACGGTGGCGACCAGTGCGTATTTTGGCTGTGGGTGGGCAATCATATCGCCGATATTGCCACTTGCCAGAAGGATGCGAAGGAAACGGTGCTCTACGCGAAAGCATTATTGGAGCGGTGGCGCGTCAGGGAGGAAAACTTCGCATACGACTATCCCGGCGTAGGTGGTGTATTCGCAGGATTCTTCCCGAAAGCTGTCAAGTTCGACCCAAGAGAAGGCATGCCCAAGAAATACAAAGGCATGTTCTATAACCTCAAAGCACAGGCGTTTCAATTTTTCGCCGACCACATCAAAGACGGCACATACAGTATTGAACCAGAGCTGCTCACACGGAGATTCAGCGGACGGAACTACAAAAACAAGATGTTGCGCGAGATTCTCAACGAGGAGCGGCGCGTCATCCGATTCCGCGAAGACGATCCGACAAGGGTTATCGACAAGGCAAGAGAAATGAAACGTATCATACATCGCTCGCCCGACTTTATCGAAGGAGCGGTTATTCGAGAGGTGTTTAACATCAAACAGACGCACCACCAACCGAGAAATATCGGACTACTCACGGGCGCACCTGCAAGCAAAACGATGCGTTCTGCGGCATGGCTTCGATAACACAAAGCATATCAACACACAAAACAAAATAGATAGAATAGTAAGATGCAAGTAAGAGACATTCTCACGAAAAAGCCGTTCTACAGACTGCAAAACAGCGGACTGTTCACCAAAAGTCAGCAGCCCGTTGACAGTATGAGCTTCCAAGAGAAGAAACAGGTAGGAATGGCGATGACGCAGACGGACTTCCTCGAGGAATACTACCCGTCGGCGCACAAAATCAACTCTGAGCTGTTCTTCCCTGAACACTACAACTACGGGGAGGTGATTATGGAGAACGGCGAAAAGATGGAAACGATGTACCGTGAAGAGACGTTCAGGGTGGCGGTGCCACTGCAAAACGTCATCGCGGCACAGCACCTCGTCCACCTCTATGGTAATGACACGCACCACGAACTGGCAGACAGGCAGGTGGACGCAGCTCTCAATAGCGATTTCTTTGACTTTCAATACGGATGGCTCACACATAACATCGACGTCACGCTGTATCAGGCGGGCAGGGCGATGGAGATAACGGGCGACAAGGCTATCGTGTTCTATACCTACGAAGGGAGGCTTCACACAAAGGTGCTGTCCTTCCTCGATGGCGACACGCTATATCCACACTACGACAGTGTGACGGGGAAGATGAGCGTCTTCGCAAGGAAATTCTCCGCATACGACGAAAAGAACGACGAGGTGACGACTTTCGTTGAGGTGTGGGATGATGCCAACCTGTCACGGTATAAACGCGACAGACAAGGCGCAAATGCGGTCATAAGCAATATCAAGGACTTCTTCGGGCTTGAAGGTTACGAACTGATTGACCGTGTGCCGCACGGCTTCCCGAAATGCCCTGTGGTCTATAAACGCCACCCGCAGAACGGACCAGGATGGAACAACGTGCAATACATCATCGACGACATAGAGGTGGCATTGTCCTACTGGGCGAAAGCATGCGCCTCAACGGCCAATGATGCCTATATCCTGCAAGGTGACAACGTGGAGATTAAGGGCGACCCCTACGGACGTGTCAGGGCGTTCACGGCAGGCACGGACGATAAGATTTCACTGCTCGAGAAGAAAACAAACGGCGAGTACTTCCAGGCGTATGTCGAAAGGCTATACAAAGAACTGTTCCGTGGAGCGTTCACCGTGGAGCCTCCACAACTGAAATCGGGTGACACGCCTGCTGCGGCTATCAAACTGATTTATTCGCCTAACCTTGACCTTGCCATACTGCAAGCAAAGGATGAGCAGGACTTCATCAACGATGTGCGCGAGCTCTTCTGCATCGGCTACGGCATGGAACGGGGCGAGGCGAGACGATTTATAAACCTGAATGAGCATATTCTGTCATACATCATCCCGTTTGTGCATGAGAACACGCAGGAATTGGTGCAAAACCTCGTCGCGCTGAAATCAGCTGGGCTGATGTCAACGGAGACGGGCGCTGAACATAACCCCTACACGACCAATGGCGAGGCTGACAAGATTTTCCGTGAGCAGAAACAGCAGCAGGCGGCCGACAGGCTCTATCAACTAAAAACAGGCTCTATCAACTAAAAAGCGGTATCACGACAAACAACATAACGAATAACGATAACGCATGATGACAGGTGAAGAGCTGAACAACGCACTGAAAAACATGGCCGTAAAAAACGGCCTGTGCGAGAAATGGACGAACGAATGGAGGGACAGTTTCCGTGTCGAGGAATGGCTCGACATGTATGTGCGGGGGCAGGATTTCTGCATCAAGCACGACTACCCGCCTGTGGCGTTCATCAAAGAAAACTTCAAGCGCGAAGACCTGCACAACCACCGTATATACATCGACGAGGAGGTGCTCCTGAACAATGCGCCCAACGGCTTCTATATCTTCCTCGGACATTGCACGGGGAGTATCACTTTTGATGACTTTGCGGCCGCCACGCTGTATGTGCGCCACACGTCCGACATAACGGTCACGGCAAAAGGGGCCGCACGCGTCTTTGTCAGCATCCACGAAAAAGCGGAATGCAAGACAAAAGTATATCAGTCGGCGGTAGTGAAACGATACGACCACACCGAGGAGGCATAAGAAACAAAAAGAAAGCCGGGAAACAACCCCCGGCTTTTATTATACCCACACCACGTAACAACAGCAGTGCTTATGGAACAACGGCAGACTGTCGGTGTCTTCTACGGGGTGATACCCCACATGACTGTCGCACTCATCACACGGATAACTGCTGCCACGGAAAACGAAATAACCTTTGGCTCTATTCTTGTTCTCTTCGTAGTCGTACCAGTTCCAACCCTCGCCAACGGCAAAACGGGTGATGTCGGTCAGTGCCGTAAGCGATGAGATGGGAACGCCCTGACCGTAATGACGTTCGTCAATATCCAGTCCTGAGGGCAACGCTATCTCACCGCGTCGCACCTTCTCGCGCAACTCTACAAGCAACGGGTTCTTCCACGGGTCACGCATACTTTCAATGACTGATGCCACGATATTTGCCGCTGTAAGGCCAAGAAGGAATCCGGCAATGGAAATCGTAGTAACCTCGTCGGCAAACGTCCTGACGCGGCTTGTAATGCGCCATGCAAGGTCGTCGCCCTTCCATGTGCGCGTGATAAACGCGATAATGCCGTCGCGTCTGTCATCGTGCGTATCAACAGCAAGAATCTCGCAGTCGTCAAGAAGAATTGCGATAAGCTCTTCAACAAGCGCGTCAATATCGTCTTGCGATGCCCCTGCGGCTATCATTCCGACAAGCCGCCTGGCATAGACCGTAAGAAGACGCTCTACGTCATCAACCATCGACACCTCGTTTTCCAGTCGTCGGCGCAGGTAGTCTTTTGCCATTTCTACCTGCTCGGAAGTATATTCAGTATCGCTCATTGTCTTTGTCATGGCTTTGTTTCTGTTCTTCTGATTCCGCCGCTGCCACCTCACGCTGCATGTCTTCCAAAAGCGCGGCGTATTTGATGGCCGTCTCTTCGTCGCCTTTCTTGCCGGTCTTGTCATCAGTCGCGACAGACTGCTCGTAGCTGTTCTGCTCGTCCACAAGACGGGCGAAACCCTCCATGAACGGCATACCGTGCCAGTGGGTCAAAGATACGAGGTCGTGCGGATAGGTCGAAGCAACATAGATAACCGTTATCAACGAATGGAGATATTCCCGCGCATCGGCGTTTTTTGCCAATGACAACATTATGCCGTATGGCAATGTATCTTCACGCCAGCGCACGCTCCAGTCCTTCTGGACGGTACGCAGGACAACATACAACCCCGAGGAGTTGCTTTCAGCGCCGACCTCAAAATTTCCGATGGCCAGCCATTCTTTTCTTTTCTTGCTCATAAATTATTTATATAGTCACGGTTTATAAATTCTCGTCGTAGCCATCAACATTAAACTCGCTGTCGCCGTCATTATCATCGTCCTCGTCGAACTCATATTCATCCGGCGCGTCAACAATCTCGCCCGCCGCGTTTCCGTCATTATCGCCCGGCAGAGCGTCTGCACCAGTGAAATCACCATCAGCGGCCTTCTGGCGAGCCTCCTCTATGCTCATGGTGTCATCGACACGGATAGTACCGTCGATACGCGGCACGTCGGTTGTCTTGTATTTCCTGAACGGCAGCTCGTTATAACGCATGGCATTGTTGAACTTCATCCGCATATACTTCAACTCCTGCTCGTTGCAAGCGCGGATATGCAACTCGCGGGTATCTAAGAAGAATCCTTCTTGACGCAATACATCAAGCGTGATGCCGATGTCGTACAGCGGGCGGCCATCCGCATAAGTGATAGCTTTTGTCAGTTTGCCTTGGTTGGCGAGGCGTTCTATCACAGACCGCCCTACGCCGCACGCCTTGGCCGCCGCCGCCATGCCCTGTGCATAGTCGCGACCCTCGGCGCGGAATATCTTGGCGGCAATCATCTTCTCGCGTATCTTCTGCGCCGTGTCCTTACCACGCATTTCGAGGTCTTTAAGTGCTATCTTGCCATAGACGCCGAACTCGACACCATAACCGCCATTGCGCTTGCGCCAGCCAGCCGCAGCAAGCGTCTTGCTGAACATCGTCTTCCCGTCAACATCGCTGACTTTGTTGGAAGTACACCAGCGGGTGTAACGCTCATATAGCGAACGGAGACTTATCCATCTGGGCGATATGTCCGTCACGTTCGGATCAGCCACCCTGCGCCAACCCATATCCATCATGAATTTCAACGATGAGCTGTACTCGCCCTTGTACTCGTCAATGGCACGCTCTAAATCATGCGTCATCGGCAGGCTGTAGCCGTTGTCGATAAACATGCGCCGCCCTTCTATTATCCAGTTGAAGATGGCCGCGTACTCGCTCTGCATTTCCTTCGCAAGGCTTCTATTCTGCCGCTCTGTCGGTATCTCGACATCAAACGACAACACGCACAATCTGCGCGCCATACCGTGCGACATGTCTTTCAAGTACGGCAGTTCGTTAGCGTTAGCCATCAGCAACGGGATATTGCGGGCCGTGAAATTGGCTCCATAGATACGGCGCGCCTCGATTGGCTCACCGCTGATGATGGCTTTCAGGCTGTCCGAGTCCTTGCCAAACTCGCGCAGTTGTATCTCCGAGCAATAGTTCAGACGCTTGCCGTTCATCGTGGCGATATTCATCTTCCGGTCATTACCGCCGATTAACGCACCCAAACCGAAGTTGCTCACGTTCTGACGGCCAAGGACGCCCATCACAGTCTCAAAAACAACACTCTTGCCGTTGCTGCCGCTGCCTTTAAGAATCAACATCGTCTCCATCTTCGCTATGCTCCTGTCTATGAAGACGGCACCGAGGAACATCTGTAAGATACGCTGTTTCTCGGGGTCGGGGAGGACTTCGTTCAAAAACTGATACCAAAGGAACGTGCGAGCCTCGGGTACGTAGTCGTAGTCTAACAGCGTCACTTGGACGTATTTCTTGTCGTGCGGGTACGTCTTCATCGTGTCCGTGTCGAGAACGCAGTTGTTGAACACGACAATACTGTTACTCACTTCTAACGGGTTTTTGTCGAGAACGTCAATGACATCACGCGTGATAACGTCTTTTTTCGTGAAGTCCGACATCGGACACCCCATCTTCTTCATTAAGTCATACACGACATTCTTCACATCACGCCACCCCAACTGCTCGTATATCTTGCCCGTAAAACAATATAACACGCCGTTCCAGCGAGACAGCGACGAACGCTCGGCGGCATTGCGGATAATCTCCGTCACCTGTCCGATGCGCTCATACATCGAACGGGTACGTACGGCATACGAAATATCAACACCACCGCTGACTTCTTGCATCAATCCCCATAACTCATCAAAGAGCATTACATAATTATTACTATCCATCTTGTAAAAACATAAATTGACAACTAAAATAAACCAGACTTGTAATCCCCTGCGAAACGTTCCTGTACAAACACCCGCTCGGCCACTTTCTTAACGCTTTTGGCACACATGACATCATTGCGTGACTTTACGGCGACACACGTAAAACCATGCGGCATGGAGTACTCGCTCACATACACGGGGTACGACCTCGTTAACGACCATTCGTAAAAACGCTCGTAATCAAAGCCAATCTTCCTGTCGTACTTGTTCGTGCCCTTGTAGGGAATGTCACAATAAACAACGGCACCGGGAGGAATGGTAACGTCGGAATAATCAAGCGCAGTCACTTGTAGGCTCTGTAGGCTCTGTAGGCTCTGTAGGCTCTGTAGGCGCGTCGCGCTCTCTAAACGGAGCGACGAGCCTGTATATCCTACCGCACACAAGTAACGCGCAAGGCTCGCCGAACGCGAGGAAACATCACCGCCAGATAACACTACATCAGGAATATCAACGCCTAACTCGCGGTAAGGCCTTACATCACGGAAAAACACGGCATAATGAAACGCACGCTTCATCGGCTCAATACAACGGCCATACATATACGTGCGACCGTCATTACCAAATGACCATAACCAACGGACATAACTGTCCGTGCCTTTCAAACGAAAAAAATCATCACGGCTTATCCAACGGTCTTCATGCGCATAACGACCACCAATCGCATCACGGAATAACAAGGAAGTACCCATGACATCATTCGCCACAAAACTGCCGTAACGACGCGACAACATCGCCGCATGAGTGACAGCACAACCACCAGCGAACAAGTCAACAAACACTTCACCAGGCGGCAACACGTCCCAGACTAACCACTCGGCCAGTACACTCTTACTACCCTTGTACGGGAAACCATAACGACGAGTCTTTCTCATGAACAATGATTAAATACCGTCGGCAAATATAATATATTTAATCATTCTGTGCAAATCATACAAACTACACAAAACTAACGAAAAACTTACTGAAAACAAACATGAAAGTGTGCCTATAAATCAAAAAATTCAAAATCAGATGTTTACTATAAAAATAGGCGCAAACAAGTAAATTGTATTTTTTTTACCGAAAACCCGTGTTATATATATATTATACTTCCCGTTCGTGGTACGCTTTAACACTTTAAAATAATATTTATATTATTTTAAAGTGTAGTTAAGTGTAATAAGAGTACAAACACCTAACGTATGTACTAACACTCACACAAGTTCTAACTCACAAACGTATGTACTACAACACTAAACACTAAAACCTAAACAAAAATAAAGAAAATAACCATAATGTAAAGAAAAAATCACCAAACACAAACGTTAATGACGTTCAGAAAGTATAGAACGAAAATAAAAAACAAAAACTGAAAAATCGAAAAAAACAAAAAACTGGGAAACAAAAAAATAAAAAATCGAGAGGAGGGATGAAAGTGTAGTTATATATATAAACAGGGGGGCGGGGTGGCCGTTCGGGGCGGTGTGAAGGAGCACGGGGCAAAAGTGGAGGTTAATTTTATAGGTATAAAATTAACCTCCGCCCCCGTTTTTGCGCACATCGTCGAAAATGCGCCACAACTGGCACGACCGACACCGCGAAACGAACGGTAAAAAATACGTCCTTCGTTCTTCCTCTGGCCGTTCGTCTGGTTTGTCGAAACCCTGCAACTTTGCAAGCGTTTGAAGGCCCGAAATAGCGTCTTTCCCGGTCACACCTGAAATGTGTGTAATAATTTTTGACACGATGCCCGAACGCGTTCGGAGTTGTTCCTCCTCATCGCCCGTTTCGCCCGTATTGCTCACCTGGGCGACGTGTCCGCCTTTCGTGCGTCCGTTCTTGATTCTGTTTGTAAGAAGTCGTACGGCTGGCGTAGATGCTGCCATCGTCCGGGCGCGCTGTTCGAGCTGTTCCTCTGAAATGGTCGTGTGTGGGTGAAAAATGGCCCGATACGCTGCCGTGGGTGGTGCGCCCGCTGCCAGTGCGTAACAATATACCACTTCTGCCGCGCTGAGGTGGTAGGCGTCGCACGTGTCGCGAATGTCATTTTTTGCCATATATATATATTATAAAGATAGGTGCAAATATGGTTATTTTGCAAAGTAGAGATTACAAAATTAAGTATTAAATTTAATTTTTGCAAGAAAAACGCGGAAAAATGGTGTGAATGATTAAATTTAATGCCTAAATATTTGCAGGTATCAAAAAATCGCCCTATCTTTGCAACAGACATTTAAATAAACCGAAATATTAACCCGGGCGGCCCGGCCGCCCACAACACCGAAAAAAATTATGAAAGCAAATGTATCATTCAACCAGATCGTGACCGAGTTAATAGACATTTTCAGCAATGAAGCACGAGTAACAGAATACAACGCGCAAGGCGGCACGATGCGTCAGGGCATTTGCGGTTGGTGTGGCGTCATGTCGCCACTTAACCGCCGCGCCTTCGTCGAGGACTTCGGAGCCCAAACCGTGACACTCGCCGAAGTGGAAGCCCGCCGCCGGATGGAGGACAAGGCGAAGGAATACGCCGCCACCCATCACGCCGCCCACGTGGCAGAAGCCAACCAGAACGAGCGGCGCACCGCCGCCCCCGCTAACAGCGACACGACGAAAGCCGCCAACGAAAGCGGCACGACCCCCACAGAGGCCGCACAAGCCCCCGAAACCACCACGGACGACCAGCAGCCCACCGAGGCACCGAAAGCGCAACAGAGCGCGCAGAAGACCCCGAAAAGCGAAAGCGACGGCGGCGAGCTTTTCACGCTGGACGGCGAAACCTTCAGAAGGGGCGACCGTGTGACAGTCTGCACCGTTGACGCATACGACGCCCACACCTCCACGGAGGCCGGCACCCTGACAGGCTACGCCCGCAGCCAGGCATTGGCCGAAGTGACCACCGACGACGGGCGCCGGGTTTACGGCTTCTACGGCCTCGTGAAGCACGCCCCCACCGACCCCACCCCCACCCCAGGGGGCAAGGGGGCCGAGGGCGAAGCCCAGACGCCCAACGAGGGCGAAAGCCCCGCTATAGGAGGCTATGAAAACGAC